TTTGTAATGGTGTCCCTTTTTTATGTTGTGCTGACGGCTTTATTGGTGTTGAATGTGTGCGTATTGTTTCAAAAAGGAAAAGAATTGCCGATTCCAATGATAGCGGCGTACGATACGAGGTATGCGGCTCCGCCGTCGTGAGTGACTTCATAGCGAGCCAGAAGACCTGGGGTTCTAACAGTTCATATTGGCGCTCAATGGCGGCGGCGGAACTGTCCACAATTTCTGGTCCCGTTTGACAGAAACTGAGTGCCTGATAGACGATTCCGCGCACCCACTGAATTGCTTGTAGATTTGGCGCCTTACCTGATCGTGCGGCGGTGATAAGTGTATATATCATTTCGTCGTAGAAATCCTGAATACGGCGCGGCCAGGCGGCGGCATTTGGGATACCGTTTGGCAGATACTTTTGAATCTCTTCCACGCGGTCAAGGCGTCCCTCACACTTCTCGTAGGCTGCGGGATTCGCAAAGGCGGGGGGAACGGTGGTTTGCCACGCCGTATACTGTAGACGGGGCATACGATAACGGACAAACGCGTCGTCTAATAGTGCAAGGGGACCGGTAATCTCACGGGCGGTAATCCAGAGCATACCGGCAGCATCGGGTGGTAAAACAAACTGTTGTAAAATTGCGCGAACCCTGATGGCGGCGGCTAAGGAGAGACTGTGCGCACGGCGCAGGACCACCAGTTTGCGATTCGACGATCTTAGACTATTGAGTACATCGCCGCTGGAGAAGAAACTTGTAAGTAGATCTCCTATAATCTGTTTGTCCTGCATAGACAAGTTTGGAATATCAATTTCAAAATGATAGGGGCTTGTAAAGACACGGGCTTCGTAATTATCACCTACGACAAAATTTCGCATTTCCAGCGGATAGGTAATCTTTCCATTGTTCTCTGCTTCAATAAGCCTGCGGAGTTCTTTGGTTTTGCCGGATCCCGCCGGACCGAGAAACAGAAAAGGAACATCCAATCGCTTCATGTTGTTATCAATATGAAGTGATGGGTTTAGACGGAGTATGCCTTTGGGATTGTTGGGTCGTAGACCCAACAATCTCATGGCAATACACCGTGCCAAGACGGAGTTGAGGGCGGTTAGGGTTGAGGGCGGTTGGGCTGGGGGTATTAATGACTGCCCGCTGCTAATGTATCTCGTAAATTGCTTATCGTGAGTGTAGATACACCCGCCGATATAAGCGCGCAGGGGAGAACCACAATCATAACTATAAATAATATAAACTGAATTAACTGCGACGGATTATGGCTAAAATGGAAAAGTGCCAGGGCATACGCAATCAATGAGGATACAAAACTGAACACAGTTACTAGCGCAAGCAACTTCGTATTTTGCGCAGAATCCTTCGGTATCAGTGTACCAAATACAATTCCAACAATAACAACCATCATGCCGCAGATGCCAAGGGCGACCATGTAAGGCCAGTTAAACGAAGACATTCTATTATATGTCCAGTTAGTTTATCGGCGTCTACCACCCACCTTTGCCACCGTCTTTGCAGCATCACCAAATGCCGTTGCAAATGTATCCCACTTTACACCGGTGCCGGGCGGAGTGGATATTACAGTCACAACGCCGCAGAGAATGAGTACGGATACAATTAACGGCACAAAGAACCGGCGAAAAAAGACATCTTTAATCACCGGTTCTCCGTGATGCTTACGCCTAGGCTTTGTACTACATGAAGCAGAGTTGTCCTCCATTTACATTGGTATCATCTTTTTCTAAATACAGTATAAGAGGACGGTAAGAATGTCTACATTTCAATGTAACCCTGCGTTACATCGCCGGGATGGACAGACCTGTCTTCCTAGTGCTGCTCTTGAACGTATGCGGGTTGCGTGGAACAAAACGCATCCCCGGAACAAAATTAGTGTACGACAGACACGCAAAAATCGTAAACAAGATGCCGGTACAGCGATATCCGGTACAACCGATACTCAACTCTGGAACCAATTACGAAATAGTATGAAAAACCATTACAAATGCGAAACCGAGTTCTGTGCCGTAAAGAAACTATCTGGATTATCCGAAGACGAAAAGAAAGATATGTCCAAATTCTTTCGTCCTGAAAAGCCTAAAAAATGGGATAAGAAACCGACCGACTGGTTGGATAGTTACAACATTGAAGATGTTATGAAACAATATGAGGATGCAAATCCTTCGTTTGATTTTATTGGTCCTGTGCCCATTGACTTTGACGATAAAGATAAAAACAACTGGGGAAAATGTATTGTGAACGAACTTTGTAAGCTGGACTTGAACGAATCGGCAAAGAAAGGAAAAACAAAGATTGGTATTATCTTTAACTTAGATCCTCATGATGAACCTGGCTCGCACTGGGTATGTGCCTTCATTGACTTAGAGAAAGGAAACGCATATTACTTTGATTCATATGGATACGAACCCCCCGATGAAATTACAAAACTCCTCAAACGCTGTAAAGACCAGGGCTGTAAGAATATTTACTACAACGACATTCGCCACCAGCGTAAGACATCCGAATGTGGTATGTATTGCTTATTTATGATTATTTGTCTACTTAACGGCAAGGACTTTGCTACACTATGTAAAAATGTCATCGACGATGATACTATAAATAGCTTTCGTGATGTAATTTTTGCCGAAGAGAAGCCTCGGCATGGAGCCTTAGAAAAGGCACTAAAAACCCTCTGTATCTAAAGCGGTCAATTCGTGCTTACGATATATATTGATAGTTTAGAAAGATGTCCGGACGACCCAGTGTTCCGCAACAGAACTTGTTTCTAAACAGAGAAAATTATAACAAGATCGTCGGTTTCCTACGCGGGCGCTATACGAAGAAAATGGGCGTTTCCGCTCTGCCCGAGAAAGTCGACGAAAAACTACAAAAGTACACCCAGCACTTTATGACCGAAGTTGCGCGTGTTCAGGGTGCCGATAAGCCACAGAATCTCTTAGCAACTGAAGTTGTACGCGAGACAGAGACATCCATGGATACCTGGCTACGCAAACAGCAGGCAGCGGCACCACCTACGACGACCACAATCGGCACATTTGCTCGTGGCGATGAGATGTCCCGTCTATTCCAGGATACTGGCACCCGTTATGATAATATGATGGCGGCGCGCGCACCAATTCCTATTCAGCAGATTGGTGGCGGTCTTCCCGATTTTCGTGCTCCTGAACCCGATGAAGATGAAGAAGATCCTGTTATTCTTATGCAGCGGGCACAGAAGCAGCGCGAAGATCAAGCCCGTGCCCTTGGTATCCCTGTTGCTCCGCCTGCCCCCTCGTTTCCTAACAGAAAGGTTGAGTCAGCTCAGTCTGGTGCTAGCTCCGTTTTACCGCCCCGTGTGGACATTCAGGATGAAGCGCCACCTTCGGCTACGCAGCCTATTCCGCCCCAGGCGGACCCGCCGCCCCCAGCACTTGCGCCTCGCCCTCAGGACTACATCATTCCGCAGGAGGATGTAGTCAAGTACCGTGAAACAGAGTACAATGTATTCATTACAAGTGCTGACCGTAACTGGATGGTTAACACCGCCGAGAATCGCTACAACTTCTCCGTAATTTTTAATACCGGTAATACGACAGGCGCGCTCGGCTACAATAGTGCCGTACAGCAACGCTTCCGGAATATTCAGCGTATCGAGTTTGTTAAGGCAATTGTACCAATTGAGGCACTCTCTGCTGTTGTGCGTGTTACAGATATTAGCGGATCATCTGCCGCGGGAAATGCCATTTACGATAGCAGCCGTGTTGTGAATATCTTTTCACTCCCTTTTGCCAGCGTTCGTATTGCAGAACTCAATAATAACCTATTTTCTACAAATCCTGAGGAGGACAATACATTTGCGATTGTCCAGTACGATACAACATGGTCCTCCGATTTATACATTCCTCAGTCGTATCTTACTTCTACCAATACGGGTGCCGTCAGCGGTTACAATGTGCCCGAAACAAAATCGGGTTACACAGGGTTTATTCCTAAATTCCTCAAGGCGCAACGCATTTACACGCCTACACCCCTTGCTACACTCAACAAGTTATCAATTCGCATGGAACGACACAATACAAATCTTATTAGCAACGATCCTGATGTCTTTGCCATTTCTCGCATTCAGTTGAGCGATCTTACGACCAATTTTGGTGGCAGTACTGTTGTAGATAAGACAAATTATTGGACAGCAACGACATCAACCTCCCGTAATCCTTACATATATATTCAAACCACAAACTATTTCCTATTCAGTGCTATCTCTGAGGGTGATACGATTAATATCCAAGGTTGCAGCGTCGCTCCTGTTTCAGGAAGCATCTCACAGACAACATGTACCGATTTTGCCAACTTTATAAATCAGTCTGCCGGTCAAACGGTAGTTGCCACAGGTTACATCGCAAACAACCGTATTTATCTTGGACGCAATGCCGCTGGTTACTGTAATGTCATCATAATACGCAGTCGCTTTGATAATCCTGCGACGACCGGTGGTACGACACGCACGAACTCGTATTTTGGCGGTGTAGTCACGCAAGAAGAAAATGCCTATCCTGTTACCGCATCGGGTCTCGCATGGGAACTCAATGTTGCGGGAACAACGCAGACAAATTGCGCACTCATTAATACCAGCCGCCAGACG